GAACTCGACCGCTTGGGCCTTCTGCTCCTCCTCGTCCGGTTCGATGGTCGAGTCGGTCTCGATATCCACGCGGAAGGACCGGGCGGCGTTGTCCCTCAGGAGCGCGACGACGTCTTCCCAGGTCGGGCTTTCCAGCACTTCGGCCAGTTGGGGCGGCACCTGAGGCGGCGGCGGTGGCTGCTGGCCCATCGCCTGCGCTTGCTCGACCGCCTGCTGGTACTGCGCCGCGCCCTGGTCGTAGATGGCCTGCGCCTGCGCCTTCTCCTCGGCCGTCGGCAGGTTCACGCCGCTCATGGCGCGCAAGGTGTCGATCTCGAATTTCTCCGCAATCACCTCGGCCGCCAGCCGCAGCGCGTCCCGCGCGAACCGCTGCATCTCGACCTGCTTGGTGCGGATGCGCAGCGTGCCCCAGGCGCCCTTGATCCGCTCCGCCGTGGCCGTGGCGCGCGGGTCGTTCATGCCCCGCAGCACGTCGGCGACGCCTGTGATCTGGTAGACGTCCTGAATCAGCTGCTGGCGTTGGGCGATCAGCGCATCGCACGCCCCGACCACCATCTGGATCGGGAACCATTCGATGTTCCCGGAAACCCCGCCGCCCTCCTTGATCTTCACCCAATCGGGGACCGGGATCAGGATGTTGTTCGACGAATTGAACATGTTGTTCAGGTTCGTCTTCTGGTCGGCGGCGTAGAAACCCCGGACCTTGATCGCCTCTTGAAGCTGCTGAATGCGCTCCGTCAGGCGGTCGATCTCTTGGGCCTGAGACTGGTAATAGACGAAGTCGGGGACCGGGATGACGCTGTCGCTGCCCGTCGTCGCCAGCAAGGGGCGGGGGCATGGGAAGAACCCTGACAGGCCAAGGGGGTCCTCACGCTCGTCCAGCGGCCTCGACCCGTAGGACTTGGAGATCCAGTAGACCCGCTTGGTGGTCTTGCACCAAATCTCGTAGATGGCGGCTTTCTTGGCGAGTTCGGCGGCGACGTCGCGCTGACCCTGCTGGATCGGCCCCCAATCGAGCGGCACCAACTTCCCCAGGTTCTCGCCGAAGCGCTCGATCAGTTGCTCGCGGGACAGATACACCCGGCGCCAGACATAGGAGACCTCGTCCCACGTCCTGGCCGGCGAGTGCCCGAAGTCTTCCCAATTGACGTAGTCGGTGACCGCCTCCTCATAGACGACCGGGCTGTAAGGCTCGTCCTCGGCATAGAACCCCGTTTCGTCCTGCAACACCCGCTCGCGCTCGTAGATGTTGCCGTCGTCGTCAGCGTACTCCTCGACCCCCTCGCCCTCAGTGACCGGCTGCAAGGGAATGCGCGGGGTGATCTGGGGGCCATGGGTCGGAACGTAGCGGACCCAGCTCTGCGCTCGCCCGACCAGGACAAAGTCGCTGCAAAGGGTCTTGAGCCGGGCGTCCAGGTCTTGCAGGTCGATTGTGGCGGACAGCGACCGCTCCAGAATCTCCGAGGCGGCGCGGGCGACCGGGTCTTCCGCCAGGAACCGGCGCGTGACGACCGGCTGCGGCGGACGGGAATAGACCGCTGGCTTGATCGTCTCAGTGTTGGACCACAGCATGGCGAAGCGCCGGGGCGCGTCCTCCATGGTGTTCTCGGACTTGTATCGCTTGGTGATCTTCTTGGCGCGTTCGACCCAGGCCCGCTGGTACTTCTCAGACAGGGTGAGTTCCGCAATCCACTTGCGGGCGGTCTGCGCCTGACGCTGCGCTTCGCGGTCTTCTGAGGCGGTGGGCGCAATGTCGGCCATACGGCCATGATCGCGCGGGCCGGGGCTATCTCAGCAGACGGCGCGAATCGTGCTAGCGTGGCGGAATGAAGCTCGTCTCTCTGACCAATGACCTCACCGGCGCGACCGTGATCGTGAACCGCGAAATGGTCGTCTACTTCCATCCCGTGAACGATGCGCGCGTGATGCTGCACCTACGAGACAAGATCAGCATTCCGGTTCGCGGGACGTTGCTGCAGGTTGCTGGCGCCCTGGAGGCTTAAGGGCCTCACGCCTACACCCAATCCTTCTTCGGCTGCTGCATCGACATGACCTCGTCGAAGGTCAGTTCTCCTAACGGGCGCATGTCCGGGGGTGGGGGTGGGTCGGGCTGCACAATCGCCGGATGGGTCATGTCCAGCGCCCGCCCGATCAGCGATGCATTGTCGACGTCGTCATCATGCTTGCCAGCCGGGAACCGGATCAACTGGTCAATGAATGCGTCGCCCTCAGGGCCTTCCGGTATCCAGACCATCGACATAGCGCACCGCGCCTGAAAGCCCCTGGCCCTGGTCGCCTTGTCGGAGATCGACGGTAGCCACTCCAGCCGACAGCGAACCTCGCGTTCCTTCATGCGCCGCAGGAGGGCGGGCTCTATCGCCTTCTGAATCACCCCGCCTTCGCCAAACCACGCGAACGGCTCGTGCAGTTCCATGAGGTCGATCTTCGCATCAATCCACACGTCCGAGGTCGACTGGCCAAGGTATCCGCCTGGCAGCATCCACAACGCCGTCTCATGGTCGACGCCCCAGACGCGATGCGTGGTGAAGTCGCCCCCGCCTTCCGTCACCGCATAGTCGCTGGAGCCATACTTTCGAAGGTTCGCCGGCAACTGCCCCGGACGATAGCGGCGACGCGGGTAGACGCGCCCATCCACCTCTCCCCCGTCAAACCATTCGCGCCGGAAGAAACTCCCCGTCGGCGGGGCGGGGCGCTGCTGGTAGAGCGAAGACCACGTCCGCGGATTGCGCATGAACGGGCGCCAGTGATCCATCGGATCCCCAGTGGCTCGGCCGAACCATTCCGGCCAGATGCTTTCCCCGAGCGCTCGGCCAAGCGGATCGTCCGTCCGCTCCGCAAGGGCCGGGCAGCAAAGCACCATCCAACGGCGCCCGTCGCGTCCGTCGATCCACCCGCTCTCGCCGTCCCAACCCTCTGGCAGGATGCGCCCGGCCGGGTCGTCCTCGTGCCAGCGCGTCAGGATCATGACCTGCGGCGAACCCGGGATCAGGCGCGAACAGAAGTCGTCGACGTAGGCGTCCCATGTCTTTTGGCGGATGGTCTCGCTTTCCGCCTCTTCCCGGCCAGCGATAGGGTCGTCAAGGATGCCCAGCCCAGCCCGGTTGCCGGTGAGGCCCCCAAGCAGGCCGCCGGCCATGTACTCGCCGCCCGTCGACAGCGCCCACTCGTCCGCAGCGCTTGAGGCCGCGGACAGCTCCACCTCAGGGAACAGATTCCGAAAGGCCTTGGACTTGATCAGTTGCCTCGCGCGGCGTCCCTGCTTTCTGGCGATGTTGGCGGCGTAGCTCGCGAGGATGGCGTTCCGGCGCGGGAAAACGGCCATGAACCACGGCACAAACAGCACATCGGCGAACGTGCTCTTGGCCGCGCCTGGCGGGAACAGCATCATCAGGTTCGGGATCGTGCCGTCCGCCACCCCTTGAAGGCTTGCGCACATCAGGAGGTGGTGCTTCGCCAGCGTGTTCAGGCGAATGACGCTGAACCTGTCCTCGTCCTCTGCATCCGTGATCGGCGCGGTCGGTATGTCGACCATGCACGCGAAGTCGGCAAAGCTCTTGCGCGCCAACAATCGCCTCGCCGCGATGACGTGGTCAGGCGTCGGCTGGAAGCTTGATGCTGGCAATGGCGCGCAACTGGTCTTCTGTGAGGCCTGACACGTCCATGGCGTGCCGCGTCTCCGACTGGATCGGCGCCCCGTCCTTGCCGGTCAGTTCCTGGCGCTGGACGTCGGCCCACTCCTCGCCGCCCATGTTTTTGAGCCCAAACACGATGATCGTAGCGGTGCCCGGGCCGCCGCCTTTCTCCGCCACGCGGATAGCCGCTTGCTCCCAATGCAGCAGCCTTTTGCCCTTCGCTCGCGATACGGCTTCCGAAAATGCCGGGTGGTTATCGATCCATTCGTTGATGGTCGAGCGCGCGACGCCTATCTGCCCCGCAAAGGCTCCGAGGCTCAAGCCGCTACCCATGGCCTCCTCGACCATGTCGCAGAAGCGGTCTTCGTACTTGGTCGGGCGTCCCGCCGGCATCATTGGACCCCCGTGCCAGCAACCCGCTCCACAAGCGGCCTGCAGCAGTACAGCGCATTGACCACATCGCGATTGTAGAGGGGATCACTGGAGTCCCGGCCGGCCAACTCCACCAGCGCGTTGGCCGCTAGGACGGCGGCACGGATGGCCTCGGACAGGTCTCCCGTCTCGTTCAGCACTTCGGCGGCCCGCGCCACGACCTCACGGTTCATATCGTTGAGGCGGTGCCCGCTCACGCCCCTACCCCCCGCACAGCGACTTCCTTCCTCTGCTCCCAGAGGCCGTCCAGGTGTTGGCGGAGGCGGGACAGCATCTCGATAGCCGCGTCGGTATCGCCCTTGACCAGCCGAAGGTGGATGGTGGCGAGGTTGCGAACGGTGCTCTCGTGCATCGCCTCCAGATAGTCGCCGTGGTCTTTGGCGTTGGGGATGCGTTCGACGTAGCGGGGTTCGAGGTCGATTTCCTCGACCGACAGCTTCGCCAGTTCGCGGGGTTGCAGGGCCATGGTTCTCTCCGTCTCCCAGAATACGACAGACGCGGGGCTTCTCAGGCCGCCGCTTCCTTCGGGGGTGGCAGGGCGCGAAGTTGTTCCTCTGCTTCGATCAGCGCCGGGATACCGTGAGCGGGACCGGCGCGCGTCAGCACCTCGGCCATGGCGGAAAGCGCTTTCTGGCACTCGTCGAACCCGATCTCGCTGAGTGCGTATCCCAGGTCATCAAGCTGACCGCCAGAGATGAGGCTTTCCGGCTCCATGATCTCGCGAAGGACCCTGACGCGCTCATAGACGGCTTGCCGGTTCGGTGGCCGGTGCGCGTTCAGGAGGGTCCGCATCTTCCGCATCGGGACATACTCGCCGGGCCGCCCGTAAAGCACGCAGAGCACGTCCGCATGTTCGCCGCCGACCCCGAAATACTCACAGAAGGCGGCTCTCAGTAGGTGGTGGGAAATGCCGTGAATCCATCGCGCCACGTTCACGCCTCCTTGTTCAGCCTTTGCGCGAGGTGCGCGTCGTTCCAGTCCCGATCCCAAGCGGAGGGGTCGATCACCACGCCATAGACGTTGACCTCGACCCGGAGTTCAGGGTCTCGCCGCTTCCGCATGGCATGAAGGGACCTGGCCAGTTCGAAGGCGGAGGCCTGACCTGTGAAGCTGGAGTCGCAGTCCCCAAAGATCACCACGCGCCGCACGCCGGGCGGCGGGATGAACTTCTTCATGTTCTGGGCATTGAGAAGCGCCCATGTGGGAAGCCCGAACATGACATTGCATGAGGCGGCGTTCTCGATACCCTCAGCGACGGCCATTTCCTCGCCAACGGGTTGAAGCCGCACCGCACAGCCATCCGGCAGGCTTATGTCCATGACCCGCCTGGGGCTGTCGATGGGGGCTTTCTGGCCGTCGTTGGTGAGGTAGGTCCGATGCAGGCTGCACGGCTTGCCCTCCCGGTCCATGATCCGCGCGACCATGCCCGGCCAGTCGCCCTTTCCGGGACATGACAGGCTCCGCACGGCGCGCAGTTCCGTTGTCACCGGAATTGAGCCCAACCGGCGAAACCACCAGAGCCGGGTCGCCTCGACCTCCTCCAGCGGCTTTGCGCCCCGCCAGAGGGCGTTCATTTCGTCCCGAACGGTCTTCACGTCCCGGCCTTGGCGGACCCTCACCGGCTGGGCTGTACCCGATAGCTCCGAGACCTTCCGCAGCGCCTCCGCAAACGGCATGTCGAGGGCCTTTTGCAGGAGGGAAAACCCATCTCCGGCCCCACAGCCGTTGCAGTAGAACGTCCCCTTCCCGTCCTTGTCGTCAAACCGGAACCTGTCATTCCCCCCACAAATGGGGCACGGACCGTGACGGTCGGTGAGGTACTTTCCGTCGATCCCAGCCGCAGCCAGGATGGAGGGCCACTTGCCCTTTGCGGCCTGACGGACGGATTCGGCGTCGAGGCGGCTCATGCGGCCCCCGCCAGGGATAGCAGGGGCGCATCATCCTTGGCCCTTCCCGCATCGGTCAGATTGCGCGTGGCTTGGGCGAAGTACGACGGCTTCAACTCGAAGCCGATGCCGCGGCGACCACGCTCAACCGCCGCAAAGACCTCGCTACCGATCCCCAGGAACGGTGTCAGCACGACGTCTCCGGGGTTGCTCCAAAGGTCGATGCACCGTTCGATCACATCGAGTTGCAGCGGGCTGATGTGCTGCTCGTCCTTGGCGTCTCGACCGGCCCGGTATTGCAGCGTCCGGGTCTGGTCTATGTCCATCCAGACCGGCGAGGCGTAACGCTGCCAGACCAGCACCGAGACCCACATATCGAAGGGCCATGGGGTCTTTCCTTCGGACCTGAGAGCCGCCGCGTGGCGGTCGTAGGCCTCCCGGCTAACGTCCAGACCCGTTCCAACGTAATCGGTAAACATGCCCGCGACCGGCTCAGGGTTTTCCCCAGGCTTGCCAAACGTCAGGATGTAGTCGGCCAGCCCTTGGCCGCTGACCGTCGAGTCCTTCGCCACTTGCTTGTGCAGCAGGCGGATCGACTTGGTCCGCTGCTGCGCAACAACGGGGTCTTTCCAGATGCAGACCTCAGAGTGGAAAATCCAGCCCGCGTCCTCATAGGCGCGAACCACTTCGCCTCGGAAATCTCGCATCCCGATATGGCCATGCCGGATCTTGGACGTAGGCAGTTGCATCACATGCACGGAATGCAGTCGGCCCGGCATGGTGACGCGCAATAGTTCCTGGATGAGGAAGGCGTAGTGTTCCCAGAACGCGCCGCCCTCGTTGTTCGATATGTCGCGGTCAAAGTTGGAGAACTTGTAGAGACCTTCGAACGGTGGCGAGTGGATGCCATAGTGCACCGAGCCGGCCGGAATTGCGCGGATCAGCTCACACGCATCGCCCTGGTAAATGGCAAATCGGTCATTCACGACCTGATCGACGGCCTTGATGTCAGCGACCTGTTTCATGCGGCGAGCCATTTCGGGAGTTGAAGGGGAAGCGTCGGGCGGTAGTCGCCGCGATCACGGGTCATGCCGCGGACCTCGACCGACGACAGATCGGCCATGTGTCGGACCATCGCTGCGGCCATTCGGTCGGCGTCGGCCTCTTTGCGACGAAGGTTCGCGACGACGGCGCCCTCGGTCTCAGCCGCGATCAGATGGGCCGTGACGGGCCTTGTTTGCCCGAACCGCCAGAAGCGGCGGACGGCCTGGTAGAATTGTTCCCAGCTATCGTTGAGGCCGACAAAGCCGGTGTCGGAACAGTGCTGCCAGTTCATTCCGAATCCGGCTACCGACGGTTTAGTGACGAGAACGCGAATGCGACCTTCGGAGAAGTCCGTCAGCTTGCGTTCCTTCACGTCGTCCGGGTCGGCGCCCTTTGTCTCAACGGCTCCGGGGATAGCCTTCGTTAGCGCTTCGCTTTCGGCGTTGAGGTTGCACCACCACACGAACGGCCGATCGGTCGGCGTAATCTTCGCTGCCATCGCGACACGTTCGGCTACGGTATCCCGCCGCGCAGCGATGCGTTCCTGCAGCGTCGCCGCCTGCATCGGGAACAGGAGCCCCGTCTCAATGCTGGGTGCGTATTCGACCCCGACCGTGTGCTGGACGTAGTTGAGCGGCGGAAGGTCGTAGCCGTCGTCTGGGTAGCCCAAGTCGGACGGCTTTCGGAGCATCACGGCCCACGACGCCATCCACTTCCAAAATTCATCCTCGGCATGGCCCTTGAGCCGCCATGACCGCGTGTCGCCGCCGTCGTGAACAAAGAACGTCGCGAGCATGTCGGTGTAGGACATGACGCCTAGAAACTCAGCGTGATTGCCAAGTTCCATGAAGTCGTTCGGGGCTGGCGTGGCTGTTGCAGCGAGACGGAACGGGATTTGCTGACACGCCTCGATCAGGCGCGTCCGATACTTTCCGTCCGTGGATTTGAGAATGCTGCTCTCGTCCAGAATGACGCCGCCAAAGTCGGACAGGTCGAAATGTTCGATCTTCTGATAGTTGGTGATCGAAATGCCGTTACCCACGTCAGAAGCCGATTTGGCCAGATGCGCGGCGATCCCGAATTTGTTGGCCTCGCGCACCATCTGAGCGGATACAGCCAGGGGCGCGATGTGAAGGATGCGGCGTCCGGTCTCGCGCGAGACCGCATCGCCCCATGCCAGTTCCATGAAGCTCTTCCCGAGCCCAGTCCCCGCAAACAGGGCCGCCCGGCCGCGCCGCAGCGCCCATGCCGTGATCTCGCGCTGAAATCCGAACATCGCCTCTGGCAGGCGTGGTTCACTGGTCAGCCCCGTTGCTGGATCTCGGACGGCCTTCCGGGCGAGGAAGTCGAGATAAGGGTCGCTCATGCCGCCACTCCCTGCCGCTTGGCCTTCTCCTGCGACTTCGCCCAGCGGATGCCTTGAGCCGTGATCCACGAACGGACCTCGGGGCTGACCGACGCGGCGGCCTTGGCGTAACGAACGCGCGGGTCGTTGGGCCACACGCCCCATTTCGCGCGATACTTCCCATCCACCCACTTGTCGGGCTTGCCCTTCGCCGCGGCATAGGCGCGAAGCTCTGCGATAAACGCCGCCTTGGCCTCCCAATCCTCGACCCGGTTCGCCTTCCGCGCCGCCGTCAGGTCGATCAGCTCGCCGTCGACCACTTGCACTTCTGTCGACCGTTCAACGACAAACCCACAGGAGGGGCATGCTGACAGGCCAGGAGGACGCACGAAGTGGCAGCGCGGGCATTCCTTCGGCTTGGCCTTCTGGCGTTCCTGCGGGGTGTCGTCGGCGCCAGATTCCAGCACGCCGCCGTCAAGCCGGTCATGGTGAATGTCGGTGACGAAGCCGAGCCGCAGGGTCGTGTCGGAATGGTCCAGGATCAGGCAGTCCGCCTTTCCCGGCGCTGTCCGAAGGCCTCTGCCGATCATCTGGCAGAACAACATCTCAGACTTCGTTGGGCGACAAAGCGAGATGCACCGCACATCCCAATCGACCCCAGTTGTCAGGCATCCGACCGAGACCACCACGGGCATCCGCTTGGCCTGAAACTCCTTGCGGATGGCGTCTCGCTCGGTCGCAGGCGTGTTCGCGTCGATGTAGCCGCACGCCACGCCAGCTTCGCCAAACTGCTGCTGGATCGTCTTGGCGTGGGTCCGGTCGACCGCAAAGCACAGCGTGGGACGGTTCTCGCCCTTGGCCAGCCAGGTGGCGACGATATCGGCCACCAGGGCGCCGTTCATCATCGCCGCGGCAATGTCGCCCTCGTGGTAGTCCCGCCCGTGAACCGTGTTGACCGTCCGCACACCCGTCAGGTCGGGATGGCTTGGGGCGAACACCCGGAACGGTGAGAGGAAGTCCTTGTCGATCAGTTCCTGCGTCGTGGCCGCGATGATGAGCCGGTCATAAATCCGCCCTAGCCCCTTCGTCCAAGGGGTCGCGGACAGCCCGATAAACGGGACGCCCAGCCAGTCGTCGTGTTCCATCCAGTCCGTCAGAAACGTCGACCGCCGATGCGCCTCGTCGACCATGACAAGATCGGCCGGCGGAACCGCGTCCATGCCCCGCGCCCGCAGGGTGTCGATGCTCGCGATCTGCACCGGCTTGGCGTAGTCGGTCAGGTAGTGGTCCGCCTGGATCACCCCGACGTCGCGGATGCCTTCGGCGTAGAACTCCCGCACGGTCTGGTCGACCAAGCTGATCGCCGGGACGGTGAACGTGACCCGCTTTCCGCGTTGGCGGGCGCGGTTGATGATCTCCGCCGCCATCCGGGTCTTGCCGCCACCCGTGGGCAGCATGAGCATCGGGCGCTTCGATCCCGAGGCCAGCGCCTGACGCAGCGTGTTGATGCCGTGGGCCTGATGCTCGCGTAGGGGCTTGGTCATGCCGCCCCTCGACCAGCCAGAGGGATGACGTTGTCGCCCTTACCAACCTCAGAGTCAGAAGATGAACCTTCCTCCCTACTAGTACCATCCTGGCTAGTAAGTGGATGTATCTCCCTCTCTATCTTATTTGGCTTGGCGGTCGCTAAGCACTCGCTAAGCGGTCGCTTACCACTCGCTAAGCGCTTGCTTAAGCCTTTGTCTGCACGGGGTTTTCGGCGACTTTTCGCGCCGCCCAAACGGCCCCTTTCCGCTTGTGCCGAGCTAAACGCGCGCTGATTGTTCAATTCCTCTTCAGCACGTCGGTTCATTAGCCCAATTTCGCCGGTCTCCATGGGCGCCTGAAACAGCTTGCCCTTGGCCAGCAAACCGGCCCGCAGCTTGGCCCAAATCGCGGGTTGAATGCCGAGCGCATGGGTCCAGTAAAGGGCGTCATCCCGCACCGGGCCGCCCTCGATGTAGATGCAGTTCAGGACAGTGACGTAGACGCCGCGCTCGGCCGGCGTGAGGCCGATCATGCCGTCGTTGAAGGCGCGAGGGTCGCAGCGGTACCAGGGCAGCCCTTTGCTCATGCGGCCCTCGCTTGCGCCGTGCGATAGAGCGCTTCACGATGGCCACCGACGTTCACCGCCTCGCCGCTCGCTATTGTGGATTGCAGCGCAGATCGGACGGTGTTTTGCGGCACGTCGGCTAGAACGGCGCATAGGCCCCGAAAGGTCATATCCCCGCTCGCCCTTAGAGCGGCCAGGACCCGCGCCGCAGCACTTGGCCCCTCGCGGCGGCCCGTCGACTTGGTCAGCGCCGCCCGTGGGTCCGGCGTCTCCGTCATGCGGTATCCGCGGCCCCAGACCGTCTCTATGTAGCCATCGGCGCCATAGCCCTTCAGCGCCGCCCGGATCTTGCAGATGAAGACGTCGATGATCTTCAGCTCGGGCTCGTCCATGCCGCCGTAGAGGTGGTCCATGAACGCCTGTTTCGTGAGCGTCACACCGGATCGCAGCGCCATAAGCTCGATCATCTGGTAGTGGCGCGGTGTCAGGTGGATGCGCCGCCCGTCCACACTCACGGTTTTGGCACTAAGGTCGACTTGGATCGGCCCAATCGTGACCACGTTGCTCGCATGGCCTCGCGAGCGACGGATCATGGCCCGCACCCGATGGCGCAGCACGTCGACATGAAAGGGCTTCGTCAGGAAGTCGTCGGCCCCGGCCTTAAACGCCGCCACTTCATGGCTAGGCCCGGCATACCCACTGAGGACCAAGACCGGCGCTTCTCGCTTCGCCGCGCGCCACTTCGCCAGCAGATGCGAGACGTCCATGTCCGCCAGTTCTGAATCGCAGACCATGGCGTCGAACTCGTAAAGTTCGGCCAGGTCCAGCGCCTCTTCACCGTCCGTGGCGGGCTGGACGGTGAAGCCGTCCGCCTCAAGAGCCAGCGCGACCGCGCGCAGACTCTCACAGCACAGAAGGACCCTCATGGGTTCGCTCCCATCATCTTTGGAATGCCAAGCTTTTCGTCGAGGCGGCGCACGACCGGCCGCGGCACAAAGGCGGCCTTGCGGTGGCGCTCGCAGTATCCGTGGCGTCCCTCGATAGGGTTGCCGCAATAGGTGAATTCCGCAGACTTGGGATCGCCCAGCGGAAAGCTGCACTCCCCATCTTGCAGCGTCGCTATGGTCCGCCGACCCGGCGCAACGGCGGGCTCCTGCCACACCGCTCGCGCCCTGGCCGTGGCGTCGATGTTCGCGGCCCGCAGCTCGTGCGGGGGTGCCTGCGTCCGCCCGCCCATGGCGGGAAGCACGAAACCTTTACCCTTCGGCATCGGCTTTCGCGTCCGCATTGCCGATGACGCAAGGGATTGGCGAGTCTTGATCTGCGCCACCGTGTAGGTGACACCAAGCCGAGCAAGCTTGCCAGCAACGGCGTTTTTCGTGATCGTCGGATCACTGAATTTCTGCGCCAGCTCCCGGGCTATCTGGCTTTGCGTGTAGCCGTCAGCGAATAGCCGCTTCAGCGCTTCCACACGTTCGCCGGGCCACTCGACCGTCCGTGTCTTCTTCGGCCCAAGATCCAGCTCAGCCGCGAGGGCGCGGGCCTTCACATCGCCAACCCGAAGCTTTCGCATGACGTCGCCCAGGGTGACCTCTGGGTTGGCCCACGCCTTGGTCAGCCACTCACGCTCAGCATCCGTGAGAACGCGCTTCCGCCCCCTCATGCCGCATTCCCCCCGGCTTCGGATTGCGCGGGACGCCAGCCAGCAAGCGCTGCCCAGGAAAGCGGGAACAGGTCCGCCATGTGGCGGCTGATCTCACTTGCGACCTCTCGGGTTTCCCCCTGAGCGTCTGGGGCCAGCCGAAGACGACAAACGCGCGCCCATGCCGCAAGCGAGCCAGACCAATACCATTCGGTCATGGTCGCCATCGGAAGCACCATGCGAGCCTGTTCCGGCGCCACGCCGACCGCGATCAGCGTTTCGTAAGCCCCCCGGGCGGCTCCCATCGCCTCTTCGTAGGCGACCAAGGCGGCCGGGCTGGCGACAACGCCTTCCCCGCTTCCCTGTTTCAGGTTCCGCGCGCGCACCCGCCAGTTGCCCGGATCGTAGAATTCCGGGGGACTATCGACATAGCGACGGCTGATCTCGTTCCAGGCCAGCCCGACCGTGTGTTTTTGGAGTTGTCGCGCCACGAAGAACGGCGCTTTGACGCGGAACGTCGCAAAGCAATGCGAGAACGGCGACCAGTGGTCATGCTCCGCCAGGTAGGCCAACAACCGGGCGTTCTGGCCTCGCGTGTAGTTCGCCGCGGCCTTGTCGAAAGAAACGCGCGCCGCATCGGCGACCCGGTCGTCAGACCCCATAGAGTCGATGAAGTCGACCGCGATCATGCCGCCCTCCCCTGGTTGAAATGGTTCCAGGCCGCGCGATCCTCCGCCTCTTCCGGCGTCTCGAAAGCCAGCCTCCTCGCCATGGACATGAGGAGATCGGAGTCCGCCTCCGACATGACGCCCAGAAGGCGTGAGAACTCGCCCGCGTTCATCACGCTCGCGCCGATGACGCACCCATCCGACCGCAGGCGGACGTCCGGCACATCATCGACAAACAGCTCGTAAGTCGTGAAGCGGAAGTCGCACCCGCCGCACCGCCTGCGACGGCGAATAGACGCCCCCTCGACAGCCGGGCGGCTATCGACAACGCCAGCCGCCATCGCTCCACATTTCGGGCAGTTCATGCCGCCCGCCGCGATCCGATGGCGTTCCACGCGGCGATATCCGCCTGCGTCATGGCTCGCCGCTCAATCAGGTAGTCTTCGCCATACAGCCAGCGCAGACGGCGTCGCGTGAAGTCCGCCCATGACAGCGTCACTTCGTTCGGCCGATGGCCGGGTAAGCCCGCGTTGTCGTAATGGTCCAGATAGGTCATAGGCTCGCGCCCTAGGGTTGAATGGTGATTTCGACCCGCCCCGGCTTCTCCGGTTCGGCGTATTCGAAGGACGGTTTGAAGCGGCGGTCGTTCACGCCAAGCGCGTCGGCCACGCCGTCAAAAATCGGCTTCATCCGGTTTGGAAAATTCGTCCGATCCGAGCGCCGATCCGGGGGTACGAACCGCACATGGATTTCGATGTCGCCCGTCTCTGAAACCGTCGGGCGCGCGGCCCGCGTGGCGTCTCTTGCCCAGCCACGATGCTTTGCAGTGACCGCGGCCTTTGCTCGCCAGTGCCCTTTGGCGTGCCCTGACAGGCTGGCCGGAGGAAATGGCAGAACGATCATGGGCGGACCCGTTCAAACAGATCCCGCTCGGCCGGAGCTACCGCATCCGCTCGATCTTCACCGCCAATTCCTTCGCGGCGATGCGTAACGTCTGCCACAAGGCCCTGAACCTCGCGGCGGCGCGCGCGAAGAGCTTGAAGCTCTCGGTCAAGACGCGCTTCCTTCTCACTGAGCTCGGCCAAGACCGGCTCGATTTCTGGGGCGAACACTACATCAAGAAAGGTCTTGCCGAACCGGTTCACGATGGCCCCGAAGGTCTCATCTCCCGGCCAGTGGCCTTCGAACAAATTCCTGGCGGCGCGCTCGGTTATGTCCTTCTGGCTGGCTTTGGAAAGGTCTTGGGCCAGTCGCTTGTCCCGGTTCTCTCCGCCGTAGCCATAGATGCTGCACAGGAAGTCCTTGACGCGGTCTCGTGGCCGACCGTGGCGCAATTCCGCCATGCTATTCACCGTCCAATCGCTCATGGTTGCACCACACGATTGGACGCGGGACGGGAGCCCGGCAGATGACGGAGGCCAGCGACGAACGAGTGACACGCGCTGTTGCGCACTTCCTCGCATGCCGCAGGTTGCGGGATAGAATGAGAGACTACGGCCAGATAGACGGACTGATCCGGCTTCTGGCGTTCCACACGGCCCAGGCTGCAACCTTGGCCGATGCCCTTTGCAGCGGCGCCGGGGTACCCTACCCGGCGCCCGCCGCCATGCCTTTCACAGGCCAGAATTTCGGCCCCGACGCCGGGGGGGCGATAACGCCGGGGCCTCGCACGCGGAGAGACGATGGGCTCGTCCAGTGCGCGCAATCCATGTTGGAGGGGTGAGGGCTCCCTATGATGGGTAGAGCCGATGGCGAGATAACCGCTCGCGTTCATGGGTTGATAAGGAACGCAGGCGCCGTTTGCTTGCATGGTTGCGTACCCGCCTCCGCCAACGCCGGAATCCCACGCGTTGTTGATGCTGACGCGGGCGCTGCTGAGGTCCGCATCGCGGCGTCGACGCGAACGGTATCTGATGGCGCTCGCCGCGATCCTGACGGAAGCCGGGGCCGTATCGCCGCTGAACATGTCCAGGCCACGCGAAGAACGCCTCGCCGACGCCAGAGCACACGCCGAAGCGGTCGCTTGGCTCAGGCACGTGCTGCCGGTGCTGGTCGGCGAGATGGGCGCGCCAGACGACACCTAAGCCGCCCCTTGAAACCGCGCGATGACTTCAATCTCGTCATCGCTGGCGCCCGACAACGGCCCCAACTTGACACCCGTCGCCCTAAAGACGTCGACGGCCATTTTCATGGGTGGAACCTTGCGCCCGCTCAAAAGCTGGCTGGCGTACGGCACGCTGATCCCCACCGCCTTGCTCAGGCGCGTCGGTGTCAGCTCTTCGCGAGGATCGTGAACCATGCCGCCAAGTTTGCTTATGGCTAACTTAATTGCAAGCGAAAAAGTAAGCCAGCAGCGTCACGACATTCGGTCGCGCCATTGGCAAACTGGAATCATGTCGAAGAAAGCGAAGTCGCCGTGGTTCCTGAAAGAGTGGCGGAAGCATCGCGGCTACACGCAGGACCGCCTGGCCGAAATGACGGGGTTGTCCAAGCCCTACATCAGTCAGCTTGAGCGCGGCGAGCGGCAGTACGCGCAAGACCTTCTGGAGCTTTTTGCGGCGGCTCTACAATGTGAGCCTGCCGATTTGATCGTCCGTGACCCGACTGACCCCGACGGCATCTGGACCGTGTGGGATCAACTCAAGCCGGTTGAGCGCGCCCAGGTGGTCGAGATAGCGAAGACGCTCAAGCGCACAGGGACGAATGGGTAGGGCGCTCCTTCTGGCGGCCCTCTTCGTGACCGGCTGCGCCGAGCCGCCGCCTGCTACCGCAGATCAGATGACGAACATGCGCGTTGACGCCCTAGTGGAGCGCATCAACGAGCTTGAAGATCGAATGGCTGCAGTTGAGGCGCGCCCTAGGGCTAGTTCACCTTTCGCGGCCGATCCCAAAGGTCTTGAACCGGCCATCCAGTGACGTGGTAGAGGTCGACGCGCTCTAGCCGCCTGGCCAGACGCTCGCGCAAGGCCTTCGCCTCCCCCATCGTGTAGAACGTGCGCGCCTCGCCGCGCTCCAGCTTGTCGCCCTTCCGCGCGTAGGGGACGACGATGAATCTGTCGGTCTTGAACATGCCACCACCTCGTTTTCCACGAGGCTAAGGGCGGCCTACGTCAGATTCGGTCGCAGCGTGTTCGCCAACCGCAAATCTCCTATTGCATAGAATGTTTGCTTATGGCTAACTCTCGGCATGCTTCAACACGCCCGCACCCCGACACGCAAGATCGTCACCACTCTGGAAGCCCGGCTGGAGGCCAGGTTCACAGAGGCCGCGCTAGACGAGTTCGCCGGCAAGCGCCTGCGGTTTCATCGTCGGCGGCAAGGTCTGTCACAAGCGGATCTAGGCGCCCTCTGCGGCGTCACGTTCCAGCAGATTCAGAAATACGAATGCGCCTTCAACCGGATGACAGCATCCCGGCTGGCTGTTTTCGCGCGCGTTCTCGCTGTCCCGATCAGCGACTTCTTCCCCGCCGACCTCACCCAGGCCTCCCGGTGCAGCAACTGCATCGAGAGTGAGCTTGCAACCCGCACCTTGGAGAACCAGCCATGAATAAGCCGGTCACTAAGCTTGAGCCGGAAGCCGAGGTCGCCTCGCCGGTCGATCCGCTGGCGCTCCTGCGTCGGCCATTCCCACCAAACCAAATCAGCAAGCTGCCCAAGGGCAACGTCATGCTGGACTATGTGGGTCACGCCGCGACGACAGACCGTCTGCTGGACGCTGATCCGCACTGGAATTGGGAGCCCCTGGCCATGACGCCGGAAGGTCTCCCCGCGCTGGATCGTGAGGGCGGCCTCTGGATCAAGCTGACGGTCTGCGGCCTGACGCGCCTTGGCTATGGAACCGCCCCCGGAAAGAAGGGTGGCGACGCCATGAAGGAGCTGATCGGCGACGCCATCCGCAACGGCGCCATGCGCTTCGGCGTGGCCCTGGACCTTTGGCACAAGGGCGACCTTCACGCCGCTGAGACGGACACCGACTCCGCCCCGACCGCCGAAGAGATGGCGACCAATCTCCTGAAGGGCTGCGGCTCCAAGGAGATGCTGAAGGACGCCTGGGAGCGCAACGAGAAGGGCTGGCGGGGCGTCATGGATGAGGCCGCCTACCTGCGCCTCAAGGGCCTCTGCATCCATCTGGCGAAGCAGTTCGCCGAACCCCCGCCGCCTGCCGACGACTTCGGCATCGGCGACGACGAAATTCCGTTTTGATGGAGGCGACAATGGCTGATGGCGTCGCCCCCCTGGGGCACAACAACCCGCCCGACCCGTTCGCCGCGATCAAGGCGCACGTCGATGACCTCATGGTGGAGGCCAAGAACTTCTGCGACGGCGCGGCGGTGGAAAGCCAAGACCAGGCCGACACGGTTGCGCGCCTGATCGAAGACTTCCGCCAAGCGGCCAAGGCTGCGGACGAAGCGCGGAAGGAAGAGGCTCGCCCGTTCGATGAGGGCAAGGCTGCGGTGCAGGAGAAATACGCCGCCCTGATCGCCGACACGAAGTCTCAGAAGGGCGCCATCGTGCGCGCTCTTGAGGCGTTGAAGGCGACCCTCACGCCATGGCTGCAAGCGCGCGAGCTGGAGCGTCAGGAGGCCGCCCGCAAGGCGCAGGAGGAAGCCGCGGCGAAGGCTGCGGAGGCCGCCGCTGCGATGCGCGCCGCCAACCCCGCCAGCCTGGACGATCAGGAGGCCGCAGCGGAGATGGTCGCCGGCGCCGAAGAGGCCATCAAGGCTGCGGCGGCGCTCGAAAAGGCCCGCTCCCACGCCAAGGGCGACGGTCGCGCCATCGGCCTGCGGAAGACGTACCGCCCGATCCTGACCGACCGCAAGGCCGCGCTCGTGCACTACGCCGCGACACGGCCTGACGACCTTGTGGCCTTCCTCTGCCGCTTGGCTGAGACCGACGTGCGCGAGGGCAAGCGATCAATTCCGGGCTTCGACGTGATCGAGGAGACCAAGGTCTAGATGGCCCGCCCACCCCTCCCCGTCTGGGATGACGAGGCGCTGCGTGCGTTCTGCCGCAGCGTCCTCCTCGCCTATCCCGGAACCAAGATCACGGTAGGTCCAGCGTGACGGCGCCGCCGCTCCCGATGGCCTACCAGGGGGCCGGAACGTGGCAAGTCCTCCCCCACGCCGCGACGGCTTGCGCTGACCGATACGGCCAGGGCGAGATCGTCCGGTTTGAGCCGGTCGAGGAACGCTCGGAGGTCAGCCATCGTCACGAGTTCGCTTTCCTACGTGAGGCGTGGGCGAATTTGCCGGAACACCTGGCCAGCGAATATCCGACGGCGGAGCACCTTCGCAAAAAGGCCCTGATCGCAACCGGGTGGTGCGACGTCCGGGACCATGTGTGCGGGAGCGCTACCGAGGCTCGCCGCACCGCCGCCGCCCTGCGTGGCGAGTTGGATGACTACACCGTCGTCATCGTCAGCGCCAACGTGGTCCGGGTCTGCCGGGCCAAATCCCAGGCACGAAACCGGATGAAGAAGGCCGACTTTCAGGCCTCTAAGACCGCAATCCTCGAATACGTCGCCGGTCTTCTGGACGTTGCCCCCGCCGACCTGGAAAGGGCCGCAGCGGCGTGACCGGCCGCTCTGTCCCCGAATGGATCGGCAAAACGCCTGACTCCGTTCCGCCTCGGTCCGTCCGCGCTCGCGTGTTCCGCGCCTATGGCGGGAAGTGCTACCTGACTGGCCAGACAATCCGGAGCGGCGACGAGTGGGATCTTGAGCACATTCGTCCGCTTGCGATGGCCCGGCCAGGCGAAACGCTCAACCGCGAAAGCAACCTCGCTCCGGCCCTCCGCGCACCGCATCGTGAGAAGACGGCGCGCGAGGCCACGGAACGATCCAAGGCAGACCGCATCCACGCCCGGCACTTCGGATATGAAAAGCCCAGCTCGCGCCCGCTCAGAAAGCCCAAGGGCGCGACCTATGATTGGGCGCGGGGCCGGTACGTCCGCAACGACACCTGACCGTCCCAACCTGGCTGGAGAGTCGCGCTGACAGCAAACAGCGTGCGGTCCGCAGCGCTCGCGTTCTCTCCAACGCTCCCCCCATAATATTTGCTCACGGCTAATGTTTTAGGTTGCGCAGACTGTTTGCATATGGCTAACTCTCCCCACACCGACGCATCCGGCGTCAAGGAGCGGAGAGAGATGGCGAGCAACACCCACCCTGAGTTTCTGACGCGCCAGACGACTAGCGCGCTCAAAAACGCACAAGGCCGCGCTCTGGCCGCCGCAGCGATCCACCAAGCGCGAGGGGCTTTCTACATGGCGGAGCTTTGCGAGAAGCGCGCCGCTGAGATCCTGGCCGTTCTGTCCGACCGCGCCCAAGCGGAGGCCGCGTGATGGACTTCAAGGACCTATACATCGCCGAGGTCGAGCGGATCGCCGCCGATCTTGAGGACGCTGGGATCAGCGCAGACCGCGCTTACGACTTGGCGTCGGAGCAGGCGTTCGACGCCGCCCGCGACCGTCTGGCCGATCTGGCCGACTACGAGTGGCAACGCGAGAAGGATGCTCGCCTGTTCCCAACCACGGGAGCCGCCTGACATGACCTCCCGCACCGAAG